TCAAGACGTACCCGTCCGTGGATGCGGCGAGCCGCGAAATCGTATTGGCCGAGGATGCATAGAGAATGTCCCCGGTCGTGGTGAGAGTAGACGCGGGGGAGGCCGTCCATTCTGGAAGTGTGCCAGCGGCGTTGATCGAGAGCACCTCTCGCGCCGAACCCCTCGCCAGCCGCGCGAGGGTGTTCGCAGCCGTCGCGTACACCGTGTCGCCTTGCGTCGTAACGACCCCCGGCGCGGTGAGGGTTATATTCCCCGCGATCCCGAGATACCCATTCCACTGAGCGGCGGTGATCACGTCACCAGTAGCCCTGTTCGCACCTGCGGTCCACGTCATAATTTTCTCCTTATCAGAACGCTAGGATCGTGCTGGTGCCCAGCTCGCTAACCCCCAGCGTCCAGCCGAAGGATGTCTCCGTACTGCTGAAGGTTAGCTGAGTGCTCATCTGCGAGTTTGGCGCGATGTTGTGGCGTATCTTTTCGACGAACAATTCTTGCGAGATGGCAGCGCCGCCGCCCGGCGGCTGGAAGGTGACCGTCACCCGATCCCTAAGCTCCAACGACAAGGCAGCCGTCATCAGCGCAGCCGATTCTTGAGGAGCCAGCGTCACCGAACGGATACGAACGTCGGGGTACGCATACCCCGACAGAATGTACTCCGCCGTGGTCAGTACGTCGGCATCCGACGCCAGCATCATGCTCGTTAGCGCATACGCATTTTCGCCATACTCGATAATCGAGGCGGCGTCCGAAGCTGACTGCTTCGAGCCTCCAGTGCGAGTAGCAGCAACGGCGTTCTTGATCAGGTCAGATGAGTAATCCATTGTCGCGTCGAGAATTGGGAGGCTCGCGCTGCCGAACGTGAATTGCGAAGTATTGCTCCGCGTCTCAGTCAATAGTGCATGTCTGGAATCGAACTGCACGAACCCCGAACGGTCAGTATATATCGCGCCCTGCTCACTGGTCGCCACGCTTTGCAACGCTCGCAACGCCGCCCTAGAACTGATGACCGTTGCCTGTAGTTGAGCGATGCCTCCATCCACCTCTATGCGGCTGAAGTTTGCGGCGTCGAGAATCTCGGCAGCGGCCACGCCACTCAACCCCGCCGTCGTAGTCACGGTGACGCTCGTCCGCGCAAGGTCTGTCATCGAGTCGCTGAAGTGCGCCGAGGCAGTGGCGTCATACCCGTCAGGATAATCAAGGCCCCACTCGCGGATCGTTCCCACAAAAAGGTCATACACCACGGAAGTCGTGGGGTGAGTTGCCTGAACCCTTATGCGCCGCCCCGGCTGAATCTGGGTGACGCCCCCGTCCACATGATCGCCCGAGAGATTGAGCGGGTCATAGTTTCGGCTGAGGTTATCGAGGACGACTACGCCCGTCCCGGCCTGATACTGATCTAACTCTCTTGATCGGCCTCGGGACATTCTAAAAGACCGGAGGTCTGAATAAACATCCTCGTAAACACTGATGTCGTCCGGCTCGCCTAACTGGGTGGGAAGCGGGGACGCGCCCAGACTCCACCCGTCATTATCGGCACCCCCCGAAAAGCGGATCCCGACCCTCAACGTGGGGAGCGCTACGGCCATTACTGAACCGCGCCAGACAGGACGAGCGGCCCGGTAGTGATCGAGGCGCGGTTGAGAGCGTCGGCGACTGCCTGCCCGGTCGCTACCGGGTCAGTGATAACGCCGCTGAGGTTGATTGTGATGTTGTTCGTTGTGGAGCCCAGCCCGCCGATGCCGCCAGCGCCCAAGGGGATGATCGCTTCGTCCTGCCCTGCCTCCGCGAGCCGCATGATGATCCCACCTTGCGTCGCCTTGACGATTCCGCCCTTAGCTCCGCCGGGGATGTTCTCGAAGTCGCCAAGAGAGAAGTCCGAGGATTCGCGTGTGTCGTCGACATCCTTTCCACCTAGAACAAGGGTGACCACGCCGCCCAACAGGAACCCCGGAATAGCCGAGAGCACGCCCAACACTTTGTCCTTGAAAGCGTTGACGTTTTTCATGATCGTATCTTTTAGCGAAGATAGACCGTCCAGTAACCCCTGCATCATGTCCCTGCCGGTGTCGAAAAGGACTGTCTTGGCCCAACTCATTTTGGCTAGTAAGTCATCCTTCATCCCGCCGAAGTATTCGATCACGTTCGTTACAAACTCTTTTACGTCGGCATAAATGCCGTCGAGGATCGGCCCAAGCACTTCGGCTACGGCATCCCACGCCGCCGCCGCGACACTGCGCAATATGTCCCATGCTCGTTCGAGGTAACTGACGATTAGATCGACAGGCTTCTTGATGACGCCGTAGATTAGCTCCCACGCCGCCTTCGTAGCTGTGGAGATCAGCCCCCACCAGTAAGTCAAATTCGACGCTATGTTTTCGAGACGTTTGACGATGATCCCCGAAATCAACTCCCACGCCGCCTTGATCATTCCAGAGACCAACTCCCACGCCGCCTTCACAGCGGCGGCAACCACCCCCCACCAGTACTTCAAGTTCGCAGCTATGTTTGTGAGATACCCAACGATGAACAGCGAAATGAACTCCCACACCGTCTTGATCGTTCCAGAGATTAGCTCCCACGCCGCCTTCGCCGATGCGGCGTACCGCTCCCAAGCCCACTCCGCGATGGACTGAATGTTCTCAAACGCCCACGTCAGACTATCTGAAATGACCTCCCACGCCTTGTAGATGATCTCCGAAATCAACTCCCACGCCGTTGTCGTGATAGAGGCGACCGCGTCCCACGCGTTCGTTACGAGCCATATAACAGCCTTGAAAGTTACCTTGAGAGACAGATAAACCGCGCCCACCGCAAAATAGATCGTGCTTGAGATCACATCCCACGCCGTTGTCGTGACGTAATGGATCGCGTTCCACGCCATCTTCACGACCCATACCATCGCATCGAGAATCTTGCCGAAGATTGAGGGCGCGCTGCCCCACAGTTTCACAATCCCCTTCCAGACCGCGACCATGCCATCCTTGAGATCGTAGAATGTTTCAATAGTTAGATGGACGATGTCTCGCACACGCTGGTAATTGTCGTACAGATAAACCAACCAGCCGACGGCGGATTCAATGGCTGAAGATACTGCCCCGGAGATCGTATCCCATAGCTCAGTCGTCGTATCCACCAACATTCTGAAAGCGTCAACGACTGCATCAACAGTCGGCATCAACGCGTCAGTCACCGACTCCTGAATCTCCCGTAGCCCCGCTATAAACGCCGACCGTATGCCGAACGCATCGGTAGCCAACGCCACCAACGGGAAGAATGGCAGCAAGATGAGCGAGGCGATCTCGGGCCAATATTGTTTTACAAAGTCGATTATCGGACGGAACGCCCCGGTGATCGCGTCGACTATCCCGCCGAGCACGTCCACCCACACGCCGACCGTGTCCGTTACCGCGTCCGTTACCGCGCCAAACGCGCCGGTCACCGGCCTCAACGCGCCGGTGACCGCGTCCGCTATCCCGCTGAACGCATCGATTATCGGACTGATCGCCCCGCCGACCGCGCTCGCTATCCCCCCGAACGCATTGGTCACCCAATCGATCATCCCGCCAAACTTATCGGTCACCCAATCGACCATGCCACCAAAGATGTTCTTGATTTGCGCCCAAAGCTCTTTGGCCTTCTCCGCAATCGTGTCCCAATTCTTCCACACCAAAATCCCCACCGCGACGAGTGCCGCCAGAGCGAGAGCGACGGCGAACGCCGGGTTAGCCAGCATCGCCGAGTTAGCTGCCCATTGTGCGACGGTCTGTCTAGTCGTCCAAAAGACTTGAGCCTTCAAGGCTACCGCGTGAGCCTTGGTATACCCGAGGTAAGCGAGCATCACGCCCTTGTACGTCGCGGCGGCGGCGAACGCCGCGCCCAGTACCTCGGCGTGCTCTAAGAAAAACGCCGTGACTGTCTCTAGCCCCTTGCCCAACAGCGACAATACCTTGACGACGAGGTCTAGCTGCCCCTCTAGATGTGAATACTCCAACTCGATGAGGTCGAGCAAGTATCCCGTCAGCTTGGAGAACATCGGGAGGACCAAGTCCTCGACGATTGCCACGATATTCTCAAACGCTGGCCCTAGATCCTCTTGAAAGGCACTAGAAACGTCCTTGCCGAACCGAGTGAATACCGCCAACGCATCCGAGTCAGCGAATTTCTTGAACGCTCCCGCGACCGCATCGAACGCAGGCCCGACCAACTCCAGCGCCGCCATCAACATTTCAAGCGCCAGCACGACGTAGGGGAGGATGCGCTCCCCCACCTCAAGCATCATATCTTTCATCGTAGAGATGGCTTGATTTAGCTTGAACTCGGTTGTCTCAGACACAGTGTCGAACGCCGTGTCGAGCGCACCGGCGCTGGCCTCGGCGTGTTCGAGCATGGTGCTGAACGAGTCGAAATTGTCCCCAGTCAGCATAAGCGCCGCGCCTGACGCTTCAACTGAGCCGAATAAATCGCGGAACTCTTGATCGGGCATGGAGCCGCGAACGGTATCCAGCACCCCCGCCGCAGTCTCGCCCGAGGCAATGAGTTCAGCCATTGAGGCACCGGCCACGCTACGGATCGCCTTATCGAGTTCAGTCCCAGATTTAGTGGCCTCCACAAACATGCCACGCAACCCAGACGTAGCGGTCGTGGTTTTCATTCCCATCGAGGTCATTTTCGCTACGCTAGCCGCCACCTCTTCGAATGAAACGTCAAGCGACGCAGCGATGGGAAGCACGGTCGCAAGACTGGTGCTCAATTGATCGAAATTAGTCTTTCCGTCCTTGACGGCAGAGAACATAATGTCAGAGGCAGCCTTGGCGCTAATGACTTCCGCGCCATACGAATTGACGACCGTAGTGATCCCATTGACGGCGGTCTCTAGGCTCGTCATGCCACCAACGGCAGCCTTCGCCGCAAGCTCCATAAAAGAGATCACGTTGTCCGGTGGCACCCCCGCACTGATCGCGGAGTACAGCGCCGGAACACTATCGGAGGTCGCTAGCCCCATCTCCTTCGATAGGTCCCGGAGGTCATCAGCCAAATCCTTGAAAGTGCCGTCGTTCATGTCGGGGAGGAGGGTCTTGACCTCCGACATACTTGTCTCAAACGACGTGGCCATGCGAACAGCAGCGAGCGCAAACCCGGCACCGGCAAGACCTGCCGCGCCGAACGCGAGCCCAGCCGCCTTCCCAAACTTCTTTACATTCCCGCCAGCCTTATCGATCTTCCCCGATGCGTCATCTTTTGCTGACAGGTGTATGACGACATCGTTGTTAGGCATTTTGGGTCTCTTCTCCCTCCGTGACTATCGCCAAGATTCTCAGCATCTCCACGTCCTCTTTGAGGATTTCGGAGGGCAAAGCCGAATACCTTTGACACAAATTATCTACCATGCGAGCCCAGACGAGTTCGTGAGGGATCTCTACGACCCGCCCGGACTCGTCTACCCCGCCTCCTACATGCTTCCACCTTCCGATGCGGGCGGCGAGGGAGGTGGGACGGCGGTAAGCTGCTCCCCCCAAGCCCCCATGATGGCGGAGGCGAGACTGGTAGGCAGCCGCATCAACCCTTCCGCGCTCAATGGCACCGGCCCGTCATCATCTTCGATGTCCCAACTAACCAGAACATCTTTTGCGAATTGACTGTAAGCCTCCGTGATCCCCTCTTCGCTATTACCCAACTCACGCAAAGCCAGCATCGCCCCGAGCGAAATGTTGGCCTTGCACCTAACCTCAGCGCCTTCGTAGTCGTCGAGCACTAGCAAAAGAGTCGATACCTCAATCTTGAACGCCATACGATCCCCCTACTAAACCATTGTTGATACGGCCCCTTGTAACCTAGACAGCGGCCCAAGTCGGCGTGGTGCCACTCTGAAGTTGAAGCCCCGCAGACCAAGTAAGGCTGCCATCGGCCCCACGCGAGAGGTTGTACGAGTCCACGAGCATCTCCATCGTGAGGATGGGATTCGTGGAAGTGTTGCCCCCAATGGCGTATGAGCAGGTCCGTGTGCCGGTGCGCACCTTGAACACGTCATGCGATTTGTTGCTGGCTGAGTTAAAGACTCCTGAGACCGCAAACGAGCCATCGCCGAGAGCGATCAATCGCTCCACGGCACTCTTGTCGAGACCCGTAATGTCGAGCAAGTTCTGCCCCACGTTGACACCCAACG